CCACTAACACCTTGTTGAATACTAACATCTCTTAATAAAGAGTTTTTATCTATTTCTCCCACAAGGTATTTTTTTGTAACATTATTTTCAGTCAATTTTATGTATTTTCCTACATAATTTTTGAATACATCATCATTTGAAATTTTGTTTATCATTTTGTTTAAAGGTCAAGTTCTGGATCATAATATTCACATTCTGTGAGAATGTATTTGTATCTAAAACAGTCTTTATCTTTGTAAAGACTATTAGGGTCTATGTAATCATAACAGTCACTACACACATCCAATGCACAGAAATTTAATCCTGTGTATTCTCTGTAAGTCCACTGACCATTTACATTCTTGAATATAAACTGTCCTGCATTATTTATATTCAAATTTAAAGGAACAAATTGATTTAATATATTTCTTGGTATTATTCCTTCTATGCCTTTTGCATAGGTTGAATAATTCTTATATATTATTTCGTATTGTTTACAATATGAATGAAAGAAAATAAGATCAGTCTGATTGAAATTGGACAATTCCTCGCTCACAAAACTATTAGAGTTTATATCAAAATAAACAAGTCCTGTTATATTAAAGGTGGCAATATCAGAATAATTCTCTATTAATAAGTCTGTTTTATTGTATTTGTGTAATAAAAGGTTAAAAGATTTTACAAGAGCATTCATTTGATTTTCAAATCCCAAGAACAGAAATACGTTTTTAGCAGTTGTAGAATAGTTGAGTGCCAGAGAATTTAATAATTTTTCATTATATTGTGGTGTGAATGTTCCTTCTATAGATTCTATTGCATAATTAGTGCATAGATATTCACATATTATATTTTGTTCTTCTACAAAATTACTTGCTGGAAAATTACTGTTAAGCCAAGTTTGTATTTCCAACCAATTAGATATACAGTTGAAAGTTTTTTTATAACATATCAATACTGGTTCTTGCCAAAAGTTTTTAACATTAAAAACAAGACTACTAGCTCTTCTCCAATCAGAGGAAGCTGTTTGCACTAATGTTTGAACAGATTGTAGATTGGCTGATAAATTTCTAAAAGTTGTGGCAAAACTATTCCATTTTGGTGTAGAGGAATATAAATTGTCTAATCTTATATTCAATTCTTTCCAATTTGAATTGATTTTTTCCAATCCATTTCCAAGATAATCATACTCATTTATAGTTTCTATCATTTTAATTATATAAACTACTCTCGTAAACCCATCTAGAAATTGTTGAATCAACAACAAATTTCATTCCGCTAAACTCTTTTATTACTTTGTCTGGTATAGAAACATCAAATCTTGCATTACCACAATCCACTGTGCCATAATTGGTTCCTATGTAGGCACCACTTCCAATACAAGCGCAATAGTAATTTATTCCCACAGTTCTCTGTCCCACAGACTGAATTTCTGAATAAACTTTATTTATTTCAGAATACATTGGAGTAAAAAGATACAACTCCTGTCCTTCAACAAAATTATAACAATTTCCAGTATAAACAGGAAGAGTATCATTAATCCATTCTGATACATCATTAATAATAGAAGATTCATCTCCTGTTATATCAAACGGAAAGGGGTATATCAGAGAAATTGGTTTTAACCAAACAGAACTAAGAGATTTCACGGTGTTATAAGTGTTGGTCCAACATCCACTGTTATTTTTTACAACATTAGTTATGTTAACCCAATTACTGCTGTTATTTTGAAATATAGTGTATATATCGTTCCATACATTAGCAGCACTAAATTCAAAATTACAAGTGTATATATCCAAGACTCTAAAGTTATAATTTATAGAAGAAAGACTGTCTCCTATATTTTCATAATCTTTGATTGGATACACCAACTGATTATCGGTTACTTTGCATATTTCTTTATTGTATTGCATTAATGTTATTTAGCATATGATTTTACAATCTTCAAAAACAAAATCAGGTTTTATACAGCAGTTTGATTCAAAATCTCTCCAAGTATATGGTGCAATAAAGTTACATTTCATTGCAGAAGATTCCATATCAGACCATGTGAAAGGAATATAACTTCCTTTTCTTGTTTGAGAGAAATTGAAACAAACATCAGAATGATTGTTATTTCCTAAATTGTATCTTACAGAACACCAAGAAGATGCACTGCTCAACATGGTGTTGTAGCTGATTTGCTGACTATTCATTTCGGACCATGTTATAGCATTTTTAAATACAGACGGTTTTTGTAATACATCTATATAATGGTACTTCCATATCCATTTTATATTATTATTTATATTTGGATAATCTAGACCAACAGAAATATTTCCCTTTAATTCTAATAAATTATCATATAAAGATTCTATGCTTCTGTTGATTGTATCATAAAGAACAGGTTCATTAGTTCCTATACTTATATTTTTTAAAGATATGGCAGAAGGTGTGTAAGATGATGTATATTGGTTTGAAACCGTTTTCCCATCATTATATTCTATTATTAATTTTTTATTAATTCTTTTATTTAATAAATTTATATTATCTCTCATCTTTTTAAAAGAATCATTATAAATGTAGTCTGTTACAAATTCGTTTTCATGAATATAAATGCTATCCCAAGAAAATCCGCTCAAGCTCTCATTTTCTAATAAAATAGAATCTATTTCTATAAAATCTACCAGTCTATAAATGTGATTTTGCATCAACACATAAGAATTATTTTCATCATAAAAAACATCTCTTATTGTATTAGAGAATTCTTGATCATTTACAAAAGTTGTGTTTAATGTTAATTTTTTTATCACATTATCAACACATGAGTAAATTATACCATAATTATTATGATTCAAAAATGCTTTTGTGCAGTTTTTTAATAATAAAGAATTGGTCACTTTTCCAAAAGAGTCCATTATAGAATATTCACCATCCTCTGTTAATACAGATATATTTTCACCATCACAGTCTATGTTGACTGGTTTATTATTTTCTGAGAAATTAGATAATTGTATATTTCTTATCCAATTTAAATTATTATTATAAACTTTGATTATGTAAGAATCTTTATCAAGTATAAAAAGATTATTTTGAGAATCTAAACAAAAATCTACTGGAAGATTGAGTTTTGTTTTATCTTCTCTTGCTCCTACTCCTCCCCAATAATGGGTGAGTTTTATACTAGAAGAGTCATTTATATCAAAAGAACAAATCAACATCAATTTTTTGTCAGCATCTAAAATGTATAATCTGTTATTAACATAACGGCATTTTACAGGATTTTCTAATATTTCGCCATCTCCTATTCTGTTTATGGAATACAATCTGATAGGATTTTGAGATATATTATATAATTCTATATTTCTATCATTTATTACTAATAATTTATCATCTACTATTTGACCACATTTAAGATTATAAAACACATCATCTTGTATGTATTTTTCTTCTTCATTTGTGTGCCATTTAAAATTTCCATATTTTGTACCTAAAAATCCTGCAAAAACTTTAGGAAAATTTAAATTATTTATATAACAGCAAGAACTTAGAAAATCTAAATTTGTTTTTATTTTTTCAAAACAAGAATTTATGTTCGAAGAAAATTGCCAGTCGTTGGCTTTTATTTTACATTCTTGTAATGAATAAGGTAAAGAAACAACTTCATCAAAATCTCTAGTTATAGTCTGATCATATACTTCTTTATCATTTTTTATAAATACAAAATTTTGCCACTGTTCTATATTCACAGCACTGTTGCTAAGGATTCCTGTGAGAGAAGGAGATTTAGCACCTTGAGTAATGTACTTTGCAGAAATACTGCTGGATGTTGTGGTTGTTATGTTTCCATCACCATCATCAAATATAAATCGAGTATATTTTATTTCTGGGTTTGTGAAAAAGTTTTTATTACTACTATTAATGAATGTTATTGCTTGACCAGTGCTAGCATAATTTGTTTCAGTGTACAACTCTAAATTAGGACCATTATACACTGATAAATCAACAGTGTTAGTGATAACTTCTTGCATTTCTGGACAAAAATCAAAACCATCAATTACAACAGAAACATTGCCAGACAGATACACCTTTGTGTTGTTAAAAGAGTTTTTACTTATGATATAATCTGTATCAACCAATCCTATCTTTAATATTTTTGAAAATGTTTTTTCTTGACCAGAATATTGTGTTTTTTGGATAAAATCGCTAGAGCTTAATATAACATCAAATGTATAACCAGCTAAATTTATTTTTTGTGTATTTAATTCACATGTAACTGTTGGTAATTCCCCATATTTTGAACTATTACACACATTGTTATCTAAAAATATAGTTGCTGATGCATTTGGATAATCATAGAAATTTACATTTTGTCTGTATATAGAAGAATTGTTGGAAGAGGCGCTGTTGTAAATGGTGATGGGATCATCTTCCAAGAAAACACTATTATATGCTGAAAGATACACTGTGTTATTAGCACTCACATCAGAATAACTTAATGGTATGGTAGTTTTGTTATTATTTGTTTGTACTAATTTATCACCTATTTTCCAGACATATTTATCAAATCCATTATTGGCAGAAAAATAAAATACTTCTGTATGGCATGGTTTGTAACTAGACATGCCATCAGATTGAGTATATTGATTGAATGCTATGTTATTCCAATCTTTTCCACACACTCCATAATTCTGAACAGCATCAGCAATTTTAACAGTAGGATTATATTTATTTTCTGGAAAAGCCACATAATCTAAAGCATTAATGCTTGATAGATTAAAAAACACCATATAATCGGTGAAAGTATAATAACCAAAACCACCAGAGAAAGGCTTTGCACTCAATGCTGTTATATCTATTCTAGCAGAAAGAGAATCAAAAGAGAATGAAGCTGTGGCTCCAGAATAATTTAAAGCAGGAGAACCATCACTCTTGGTTATTTTCCAAAAAATATTACTATTTTCAACTATTAGATAGGGCACATTAGCAGACAGATTAATAGTTGCTGTGTTTTTTAAAACCACATGAGTTGTTTGATTGCTGTCAAAAGGTTTTGTATTAACCGCTGTTGCTGCTAAAATACTCAAAAAGTCTGTTGATGGATATTGTCTGTACAAGAATGTGTTGTTTGTTTCAAAATTATAATTTGAATTGAATACATTACAATTTACATCAAAAACAATATTTCTAGGATTTGTATTAACTTTTTGTGTTGATACAGAGCAGTTTAATATACTATAATCATAATTACCAGCATAAACAGAATTTTCCAACAATGTTATTGAAGGATTGGATGATGTTTTTAGAGTTAATTGACCTCTTGGGTCATTAACAGTTTCACTCCATATCACATTAGCATCATAAGGCACTCTGTATGACAGACCATTTCTATTCCACAAAGCTGACAAAGTTATGCTGCCTTGTTCATTGTTATCATACACATCTCCTTTTAATTCTAGAGTGCATTCTTGAGAAACACTAGAAGGAGGAAACCAGTATGTTGATGCTGATGTTTCGAATTCTGATGAATAGAATGTTATTTTTGTTTTATCCACACCAAGATTATAAAGTTTTACATTGAATAAATCAGGGTAAAATTCATTAGCACTAACAACAGCATCATTAAGAGTTGTTATAATAACATTTTCTGGAGGATAAATATCCCATTTAGAAGGAAATGTGTTTGTTGAATATGGTAGAGATACAACATATACTGTTGCACTGTTGGAACCAGATTCTGTTAAAATGGTGCTTAATACTGCTTTTTCTTTATTTAATAAAAGTTCAAAAGAGTTTAAAATGTCGTTTCTTAATATCTTGTTATCATTTCCTACTTCTATTCTGAATTGATATTTGTTGGCCTTGTTGTTAGCATTAAACATGATCATGGTTGAAGAGAAAGGCATCCATTGATTGCTTGTTCTCCACAAGTTGTTATCATCTTTTGATAATAAACCACCATCTCCCACAGTTTCTACAAATCTTTTTAACAATGTTGTGTTGTTATCAGCTTGATATGTGTTTTGATAGTAGTTGTCAGTCATAACAGTATCAACTCTGAATGCGCTGCTTGCTAATTGAACCATTCTGGAAGAAGGCTCAAAAGATATGGTTAATGCATCCTTTGCATCAGCACCATACAATGTGTAGTCTTGCATGAATATAGAAGAACTATTTTCGTTGCAAGAAATTTGAACATAGTTTGTTGCCAAACTGGAGCATGAGACAACGCTAGGACTCACAAAAGATGCACTAGTTTTAAAAGTAGCAGTTATATTTTGACCTTTTTTAACTAATAATTGTCTAAAATAAACAAAAACTACTCCTAAAACTGGATGAAAACCATTATAAGGAAAATCGTAAGTATAAGGAAATTGTATTCCAGCATTCTCAAGAGCTTCTGATCTCAAACATGAGAGTGTTAAATATCCATTTGTAACAACATCATTGTTTTTGTTGGAAAAATCGCTGCTAACAAATGATAGATAATATACTGGATCACTTGGTTTTGTGGATGTTACAACAGGAACATCTATTCTAAAGCTATTATCGTATATGTTTGATGCCAAATAAGGAATATAAAAATATGTTAAATCGTTTATGTTGTTTCCCACAACATTATTTTTTATGCTGTTTGATGTTTTTATCCTATGAGAATTTGCTGTTGGACTAAGCACAGGATAACTTGAAAGTGATCTAAAATTGTTATTTTTCACATAGTTTTTAAACTGATAGCTGCTAACATTACCATTAAATCCGCTAGCTGCCACCACACCACAAGACACATTTATCACATTATTTGATATTTTTGTTATTATTGGAAAAGGATGTGAAGGGAATATTGTTAAGGAAGATAGTCCTCCTCTTACTGTGTATTGCAAGAATTCGTTTCTGTTATTAACTGTCCATCTAAAAGGAGTAAAATCGTTGACTGTTAAAAATTCTGTTGGTGTTTTGGCACTTAATAAAACTCCAGCAACAGTGTAACTACTTAAAACATAATTTCTAGATTGTGCATTCAGTGGTATGAATGCTGATGCTGTTGGATATTCTGAATTTGTAAGATTTAATTTTTCATCATCTCCATAATAAAAATATCTGAATCTTATGCCTATTCTAGAATTAAAAAGAGGAGGATTAACAGAATTATAAGATATTAGTAGTCTTTCGTTGGGATAACTAGAAATTGTGCTTAAAGATTGGAATAACATTTAAAATATTTATTGACAGAACACTCAGGATGCTGTAGCATACATCATGATTTGGCAAGAAACTTTAAATTTTTTACAAAATAATTGGAAATATTTGTTTGGATTTTATATAATTTTATCTATGGGCGGTTATTTTTTTATGAGAACATATGTTAGACAATGTTTAGTTAATAAAATAACGCCTTTTAACAACAGTGTGGTAAAGATGTTTTTTGTTAGTATTGTTTGTGGTTTAGTCACAACTTTTGTAATAATTATAGGAATTTTGTTAACAATTGCAGATTTTTTTAAAAGAAATCATTGACATATTATAAGTATATGTTATATTAATCTAATAAATCGCGGATAAGTGGTCTAGTGACAACATGAGTCTCATAAGCTCAAGAGGGTGGTGCAAATCCCCATCTGCAACCAGAAAGCCCATATAATTCATTGGTAGAAATTTTCTCTCATAAGGAAAAAGCGGTTGGTTCGATTCCAACTATGGGCACAAAAAACTTTGACAAACTCTTGAAAAAGAGTAAATTAAAGATAAGTAACTAACAAACATATGAAACAAATTCATTTAAATCAACGTAATTGGGCACCGAGTAATCTCGGACAATCCTTTTATGCCTCAAAAGAGAGTGATGATGGATTTTTAACCTAAAAGTGGAATAATATTTTCGAATTTTGCAACCCACTTTTACCAAAAGTGGGTTTTTTTATTAAAATAGTAGCCTATCAAAATAGTGAATTGGCGGAAAAAGCGAGAAACAAGCTAAAATTGTTGAAACTGTGAAACAGGGGATTAAATGCCCGTAACAAACATATGAAATATAAAGTAAAATATACCAGAAAAGAATATAGAGAAGAATATCTTAATTCCGAAGAATGGAAAAAATTAAGAAACACTATTCTTGATTCTTGTCCAGAATGTCAGTGTTGTGGTAAATCTGCATCAGATGTTCATCACATGGTTTATAGAAATTTAGTTGACATAAAAGTGTCAGACCTTTTACCAGTTTGTAGAAGTTGTCACGAAAATATACATGAAGCTATAAATTATGATTGGATTTCACAAAATCCTAAAGATTTAGAAGAAATAAAGAGAAAAACTTTACAGATAAATTTTGATGAATCTTATAATCAACATAGAAAATGGATGAAAGATAGACATAATCTCTCTCAAGAAGAGAAAGATTCTATAAAAGAATTACAAGGTTTTATAATACAGAAAATTTCAGCATTAGTTAGAAAAAATGTATGGTATGATAAATTAGACCATATGAAATTCACTGGAAAACAAATATTACAAATAAGAAAAATAATACAGATGGGAATTTATAGAAGAAAAGAAAAATTAGATGTTAAAAAGAAAACTATTTTTAAAAAGAGAAAATACTCTTTTAATGGAAAACAAAAATAAAAGGGGCCATAGCTCATTTGGTAGAGCGACTGATTTGCATTCAGTAGGCGAGGGGTTCGAATCCCCTTGGCTCCACCAAAGCACCGTCTCACAGTCAGAGACAGTCTCATTCTCCACGATCCTTGCATCATTGCATGGGAGAGGACTATAGTGAAAGATGACCAGATACGGAGAGTGCAAAACTCAATCTTTCAGCGGTGCAAAAATTTATGAAAAATAATAAAACAAAAGAATTATTTGAGTCTTTGGTAAAAGAAGGCAAGTCTATAACAGATATATCAAAAATTTATCAAATGAGTCACTCAAATACTAGATATTGGTTGAAAAAATTTGGGTTGAAAACAAATCCATTAACTTATCTAGAAAATAGAATAAAAATAACAGATGAAGAATTGAGAAATATGTGGTTTCAGAGTGATTCTATTAATAGTTTCCTAAAGAAATTAGGATTAAATTCGACAGGAGGATCATGGTATCATTATAGAAAAAGACTCAAAACTATAGGTATAGAACCTGTTAAAAATTCTTTGGATGGTAAAAAACGCGGTGGTAAAACAACTGCGAAATTAAAAAACAATACTAGTCTTTTAAAAAAAGAGAGAAAGCCTAGACATGTTCTTAAAAAGTTGTTAGAACTTAATTCTGTTGAATATAAATGCAATGTTTGTTCCATTAACAAATGGAATGGTAAACAATTATTGTTACATATACATCATAGAGATCATAACAAAACAAATAACATTATAGAAAATTTAGAATATATTTGTCCTAACTGTCATTCACAGGAACATTATACAACGCTAGATGGCATAGGTGGTTGTGCAGCAGATTGAAAATCTGAATAGATTAGTTCGATTCTAATTCTAGCGACAAATAAACAAAACAACAAACTGTTTGACAAAAAAAGAAAAAGTGTTAAGATGGTGGTGTTAAAGAAAATAACGGAAGTGGGGTGTGATGGTTGCATGAGAGTTTTGGATACTCGCGGAACAGTTCGATTCTGGCACTTCCGAGTCCCTAGTGTTACAGTACTTCCTCGTAGTTAGGGATGGACAACAATTTATTGTTGACTAAATCTGTAATGATATTAAGAAATTTTGTCGCACTCTTAGTAGAGAATTTCTTTAATAAAGAAGAATCTATTATACATAGTTCAATTCCTCGCTCTAAACAAGCTTGAAATTTTCTATCATCATTATTTTTTATTTGTTGAAGTTTGTCTTTACCGTATATAGGTTCATAATGAAAAATACCATTTAATTCAAATGCAAGTTGAAGATTAGGAATGTAAATATCTAGTTCAGAATTTATTGCGTCTTTTCTATTATAGCGTATATCAAGAGTAGGAAATATCATAGTAAGTTCGTTTTCTAAGAAAATTTCTAGCTTGGACCTCCTAGTTCCAAAGGTTTTATTTTGATTATTAAATGAAGCAGAGCAATTACTGGAACAAAAATGATTTTGACTTTTCTTTAGTTCCGAAATAATTCGACAAAATTTTTTGCCGCAGTTGCGACAATTGACAATTTTTAATTTTCCTTCATTAAGTGATTTGCAAGTCGAAGAACAAAAATATAATCTATTCGGATTTTTACGAATTTCACTTCTGTAATGATGTTCTGTTTTTTCAAAAATTTTGTTGCAATGAACACAATTCAAGTCTATAGTTGGTCGTTGTCGCATGTAGATACTTATTCTTCGATTCTGGCACTCCCGACATCAATATTTTTTTTCAATTAAAAAATAACAGAGAAGTAGAAGAATTGAGATTACTTTTGTTGTTTTTCTTCTTTACAAAATATGAAGATGTGTTATGATAGCACATCATTAAAAAGCGGGTGTGGGCCAATTGGCAGACCAACAGACTTTTAATCTGTGAAAGAAATCTCTATGTGGGTTCGAATCCCATCTACGCTAACGTTAAAATGGGTTTGAAACATTAAAGTGATGTAACGGTCTTTTAAACCGTATAAGAGGGAGCATTACCCTCCAGACCTACCAATTTATGATACAACATAAACTTTATGATGAAATTTTTGAAAAATACAAAAATGGAGAAAGTTTAAAAGACTACTCTATAGGAGTAATTTTTAAAGCTTTAAAAGTAAAAGGCTTACAAGTTGTAGTAGTAGAAAATGAACATGGGGAACAATTACTGTTTAATTATGTTCCAATGATGAATAATTTTTTTAGAGTTTTAATATAAAAATGACGCTGTAGTTTAATTGGTAGAACACCATCCTTTCAAGATGGATCATGCGGGTTCAAGTCCCGTCGGCGTTACCAAATAGGGAGTTAGTTCAATGGTAGAACGGAAGCCTCCAAAACTTCTTACAAGGGTTCGATTCCTTTACTCCCTGCCATTTTAAATAGAGCATTGGTATAGTGGTCATTACACTGGTCTGTCACGCCGGAAACACGGGTTCAATTCCCGTATGCTCTGCCATACTGCAAGATCAAAAATAAATATTTGAAAAAAGTAGGAAGACTGCCCCCTTTTCTTTGGGAATCTGATTGCAACAGAAAAGAAAAATTGGCCACCCCATGAAGTTTTAGAAAAAACTGATATATTCTAGAATGGAGATGAAAGAGTCTTACAATCAGTAAAGTTACACTAGAATGTTATTGGAGTGGTCTCCTTTGTTTGATCTCTGTTCAATTCAGTAAGCAGTGCCAAATGTCCAAAAGACAACCATTTTATTCATTAAAAGCTATGTGATGCCAAACTGAACATATGAGTCATAGAGATGTTTTTATGGTTGACGATACAATTTCAGTAGTGTATCCTATAGAATAGAAAATACCGCTGTACTCTAATTGGTAAGAGGCAACACTGTTAATGTTGTGTAATCCCCCCGGAGGGGTATGTAGGTTCGAAGCCTACTGGCGGTGCCAGATTGATATATGAAAAAAATTCCAGATAATGTTAAATGTGATTGTGGAGCAACAAAAAAACAACACCATAATGGTGAAGGTCAGTGCATGGTGAATGCCTGTACTTGGTTTCATCCAAACATCAAATATATAAAAAATAAACAAAAATCCCCTTTAGCTCAGAGGTAGAGCGAGTGGCTGTTAACCACTAAGTCGTACGTTCGATCCGTACAAGGGGAGCCAAAAATAGTCTTGACAAAAAGCAGAAAAGTGTTAAGCTATTAAATAGCTGGCGGGAGGTAAGTTATCTTGGGCAGTCTCATAAGCTGTCTGAATCTGGTGCAATTCCAGAGCGCAGCAACCATGTATTAGAACGAAATGATATATCACAGAAGTACAATATGATGTTCTGAAATTAAATGGCGCAGAATAAGTCCATTTAATTCAGGTTAAAATCCTGACAATACAAATGTTTAAATACTCATGAACGCACACGGTTGAGCGGGTAGGCTGTTAACCTATTGAACTTGGTTCGATCCCAAGCGTGAGTGCCATTTTTAAAAATAAATGCAAGAAGATAAAAATCAAAAGCCATATTTAGAAAAATTTATAATAGAATTAGAATATAATCCTCTTTATGGTGATATGAGGATATGTCAATGCGGACATTATTATTACAGACATTTTGATTCATATGATTTTATGCGTAATATAGGGTGTAAATATTGTGGTTGTAGATATTTCAAAGAGAGAATAGATTATGAAATTTAAACAGGGATTAGGACAAACAGCAGAGTCGGTATCCTGTCAAGATACAGATAGCGGGGGCGGCACCCGTAATCCCTGCCATAAACAGCCTTTTAACATAGAAGTAAATGTACTAGTCTTTGAAACTAGAAAAGATGGGGCGGTACCATCAGAGGCTTCCAAATATAATACTGATTATGAAAAATAAAACTCCAACTTTAAAACAAAGAAAAGAATATATAATATTCTTGGAGAAACGTTTAAATAGTCAGAATTATAAAAATAATTCTTTAATAGAAGATATAGAAAAAACAAAGAAAAAACTTGATAAAGAAAAACTTTTGGTTAAAATGTTAGAAAAATGAATTAATTGCGGAATTAGTTTAATAGAAGATTCCAAATATGATCTTTCTTAAGATAAATAAGATTGGAATGATAGATTATAAAAAACGTTTAATAGGAAAAAAATTCGGAAAATTAAAAGTAATTGATTTTGGAGGATATTCAAAAGGTAATAAAACTCGATGGTTATGTAAATGTGAATGTGGTAATCAAAAAATAGTAAGAAACGATTGTTTGCAGAAATTAACAACAAAAAGCTGTGGTTGTATAAATAAACAAATAGGTTCTAATAATAGATCATATAAAGGTTACAAAGAATTATCATCATGTTTTTTTAATAGTATTAAAAACGGTGCTATTCGTAGAAATCTAGAATTTTCTATTACAATAGAAGATATGTGGAATTTATTTTTAAAACAAAATAAAAAATGCATTTATAGTGGATGGGATTTATTGTTACCTAGTTCAAAGAAACTAGAAAAAACCGCATCACTTGATAGAATAGATTCGACAAAAGGTTATATTATAGATAATATTCAATGGGTTCACAAAGATATTAACGTGATGAAAATGAATTATTCTCATAAATATTTTATGCAGATGATTCAAGCAATAGCAAAACATAATGCGGTATAGGTGTAATTGGTTGCACGTCGCACTTCCAATGCGAAAGATTAGTCGGTTCAAATCCGACATACCGCACCAAAATGCATGCTTAGTCCAATGGCAGGAGACAGCAGCCTCAAAATCTGAACAGTGTGGGTTCGAGTCCCACAGCATGTACCATGAAAAATAGAAGAAATTTTTTTAAAAACTTATTAGGTTTAATTGTTGCTCCAAAAGTCGCAGAAGAGGTAAAAATTCCTGCAACTAATTTATCTTATTTACGTTATAAAGGAATAGAACCTATTATATATGCTCCTTACATACCCTTATTAACAACAAGACAACTTTTAATACAAAATTTAAGTCAACAAATACAAAACGAGATTGATTTTTCAATATTGAAAAATATAGAAACTGAAACGGATGCATCTCTTACAAAAACAATAGAAATAATTTAAAAGCCTTTGTGGCGTAACTGGTAAATCGGATTATAATAATCCGTATTTTTTACATCTTTTTCTCACAGCGTTATCAGAAACTCCTAACCTTTTGCCTAATGCAAGAAGAGAAAATTGATATATTAGACTTTCTAATGTCTCTTTATCTGGCCAATTTATTTTGGTTTTTCTTATTCTTTTCTTATTATCACATTCTTTGCAACTACTATTAGGATTTTTAGAATATTTGATGTTTCCGCATGAACATTTATATTGTGTTTTCGGTTTGCTGTTATTTTTTATATTGTTGTTATTTTTGATGACGTTATCATAATATATTTTTCTACTATCAGTTTTTCTACAGTAAGTCTCTGTTTGAGAATGACAGTTAGGACATAATAATCTTAAATTATGTATTAGGTTGTTGGTATTATCACCATCAATATGGTCTAAATGTAAAACTATTTTAGCATTGTTCCATTCTGATATACCACAGATAGAGCATTTGTATTCTTTTACTTTAGTCAAGAACCTAGATTTTATAATAGAATTATTATGTTTTTTACCTTGTACGAAAATGTCATCATCAGTGAATTTTCTTTTGATAACGTCGGTGCTATTTCCATCAAAATGAGAGATGTCTATATTTTCTGTTTGAACTCTTTTCTTAAAGTAAGCAAAATATCTAGCATGATTTGTTTTTAATTTTCTTAAAACTTCTGAGATACTTCTACTATTTGTAATTATTTCTACAAATACATTTAGTGGGACTTTATCAATTTTGTTCATCATGGTTATACTTACTTAGTAGTAAGAAAAGTAAAGTTCGATATTGACAACATAAAAAAATATAGTAAATTAGGGTTCGAATCCCACCAGAGGTACCATAAAAGGGAGATTAGTTTAACGGTAGAATGCTGGTTTTACACACCTGAGAAGAGGGTTCGATTCCTTCATTTCCCACATCAAATGCTGCTTTAGCCCAATCGGTAGAGGCAACAGACTTAAAATCTGTAGAGTGAGGGTTCGAATCCCTCAAGCAGTACCAAACAATAAATGGTAAAAGAAAGGAACAAAGATGAAACAAGAAGTATTAAAATTAAATGCAAGCTACTTTCCAATAGGAGTTAGCAATTGGAAAAGCGCAATGGTGGACATCATTAGCGGTGCTGCTTTTCCGGTTGATGTAAGCTATGAAGTTGGAAGTGATGGAAAAGTTGATAAAAATAAAATTGAATGGCTTAATGTGATCAGAAGTTTTGATGAGTGGAAAAAAATGCCCATCAGAGACTATGATGAATATGTGAGCACACCAAATACTGTTTATCGTTTACCAAACATTGTTGTTTGCAGCACTTTTAACAAAATAATTTTTAAGAAAGTGTTGTTTCCTACAAAAAGCAATATTTGGCAGCGTGATAATTACATTTGTCAATATTCTGGAAAAAAATTAACCAGAGAAAATGTTACAGTGGATCACATTCTTCCTAAAAGCAGAGGAGGAGAAAACTCTTGGACAAATCTTGTTACTTGTGATAAAGATTTAAATGTTTGGAAAGGAGATCGCACTCCAAAAGAATGTGGTTTGAAATTACTAAACAAACCATCTCAACCAAAAAATGGTATGGTGTTTTCTTTCATGAGAGATGAATGGAAAATGTTCATTGACAATGAACAATAAAGAGTGTAAAATAAGAAAAGCAACAAAGTGTTATAGTACATGCCAGAAATGGAGTTGAAAGAAATCAAATCTTTCTGTTGCTTTTAATGCGGAATTAGTTTAGTGGTAGAATTCGACATTGCCTATGTCAGAGCGAGGTTTCGATTACCTCATTCCGCACCAAAAAATAAAATATAATTATGAAAATAACAGATTTTGTAACATCAGATAATATATGTGATTTCTCTCATTACAGACAAGGATATTTGTACTATATTGTGGCTAATAAAACGGATGCTAAGATATACTCTTTTCCAGTTCCTGTAGAAGATTTAGCAGAAGCCACCATACATAGTAAAGAAAAAAGTGTTTTTATGATGAGATATATTAGAAAAGCAATAACTGATGGTACTATAGTAAAAGTTAATTAAACATGTTGGAATGGCTGAGTGGTTTAAGGCACTGATATAAGCAGGCATGGCAGAATGGTTTATGCACCTCTCTTGTAAAGAGGACTATGTGGGTTCGATTCCCTCTGCCTGCTCCAATTTTAAATTCAAAAATGAAAAAGCAAGATATTATAGATTTATGGAAAAAATTTGATATTGATTCTATTCAGAAATATAGAAAATTTCTTAGTATAATTCGTGACAAAGAACATGCACAGCATCTGGAATATGTGGATATTGTTCATAATTTAGCAGAAAAATTAGATTATGATAAAATAAATCCAAAACAATTTTGGCTTGCATGTGATGAAGTTTTTAGTATTGATCCTATCTGTAATATAACACAAATATCTGCCACCACCAAAAATATACAGATAGAAAATATTCAGAATGATGTTGATTTTGCTAATAATACCAATCTAAAAATAGCAAAACAGAGTGGTATGCTTGGTTTGTTCGATTTAGATTATGAAAACATTTGTGTATATAAAGGTAATGATAGATGTAGAGTAGGAGAAATAGGAACAGGATTGGGATGTTTTAAAAAATATGTAGAAAAATTTTATCCTAAAGTTGACTATTTAGGTTTTGATGTGGTATCAAGAGTAGAGAATTGTGTAGAATTAGAGGATGGGTATTTTTCAGAAGAATATGTTGAACAAAATTTAAATTGTTTTGATATTTTTTATAGTTGTAATGTTTTTCAACATATAAGCATAAAAGCCATTGAAAAATATTTTGAACAAATATCAAAAATGTTAAAACATACAGGATATTTTTTATGTAGTGGAGTATCTAGTGGTAACGGTTTAAGTAATCATTATGGACAGATTATAAAGTGTCCATCTGTTAATGATACTGTAAATATGGCTACCAAACATAAATTATTTCTACAATCAACATTTGTTCAACAAGGGTCTTTCTCTATATTTTATAACAATTTTCAAAAAATTTATCAGTAATATAAAATGTATGATTAAGCTAACAATAGCCTCTTGGTGTAGTGGTCTGCACTTTTGTCTTTGAAACAAAAAGGGTCTGGTTCGATTCCAACAGAGGCTACCAATTTAAAATTTAATATAGACGGGGCTAGTAGTTCAAAAGTAGAACCCTTGGTTGTGAACCAAAGAACGTCGGAGCGTTACCGACCTAGCCCACCTTTTGTTTGTATGAGAGTGATAGTCCAGAAATAATTGCTCAAGTTACAACATATCAAAAATAATAAAAAGGGTGTCATCCGGCCAGATGAGGAGCTAGTCTTGAAAACTAGTAGGACTGCGTAAACTCGGAGTCTTGTAGGTGCGAGTCCTACGGCACCCGCCATGAGCGATAAATCAAAAATAACAAAAATCCCACAATCAACAAATCCAAAAACTTTCTATTATGATGCAAGAAACTTGTCTTGTATAAGTGATAGAGTTTTAAAAGTATGGGGATTAAAAGATTGTGAGACTTTAGTATTTAAAAAATAAATATTTTGAGGGGAGGGAACATTGGAATAACCATGTTGATTTGCCCAAAAATTGGAACTTCTGTTTGGGAAAAGAAGTTCCCTCTCTTCAAAATATAACCCTTGACAAACCTTAAAAATAGAGTATCATACACCATGATTAGTTTAAACAAAGCACTAAAAATAAAAAATCGTCTAGCAGGAGAATTAGCTAAACTGCAAATAGTTGCACAACAGAACAATTCTACCAGAGAAGATCAAAAAGAAGGTAAAACCGTTGTTTTAGAAAACGTGTGGTCTGAAATGGCTCTTACCAGAGCAACTCTTATAGACCTCAAAGGAAAAATAGCAGTTTCTAGCTCTGACATCTCTCCCAAGTTAGTAAAAATGGCAGAATTAAAGGCGGAAATTGTATTTTTAAATAGCCTACCAGTCAAAGAGGGTAGTGAAGATTTTGTAACAGGTTATGGAGCAAACTCATCTGTTAAAACTGTTAAATGGGAAAGTTACATTTCAGCAGCAAGTAAAGCAGAGCTTATTAGAGGATTTCAGGATACCATTGATCTTCTTCAAGATGAGATTGATGAGTATAATGCAATTACAAAGATAGATTTTAAAATCTAAAAGATTTTCTTTTCTTTTGTTTTTGAAACGGAAAAGCCATTATGCGATCATATCGCGGACACATTTTATGGTTATTGATCTTGGATTGAAAAATTTAAATCTTTGCATCTTAAATCTTAAAAAGTAAAAAGTAAAAAGTAAAAAGTTGAAGGCTTAATTACATAGTAAAAAACAATTGAAAAGAATATGGAGGTTTGACAGAGCTTGGTAATGTGTCTGTTTGCTAAACAGAAGCCAGCCCCTAAAAAGGCTGCATAGGTTCAAATCCTATAACCTCCGCCATAAAAATATGAAAAAATTTTTAAATAAAGTAACAATAACAGTAGCAAGAGATTGACATCTTGTAAAAAGCAGATATACTGGTGCTGGTATAAATAACATTAAAAGCTTTTGTAGTTCAATGGCAGAACAAAGACCTGATAAGTCTTAAAATCTGGTTCGATTCCAGACAAAAGCACATATAAATATGGGTGAACGGCTACGATTGGTGGTGTAGTGCTTGGCTGTAAACCAAGTCCCTCTGGGTAAACATTGTAGGTTCAATTCCTACTTCACTCACCAGATGTTCTTATCGAAGAACTGTTTTAGTAAAAAATTCAGTTACTTGATAAGTATTATTATGAGTAATAAAAAACGTGTAAAGAAAAAAATATTAAAAACATGCCAAGTATGTAATAAAATATATACGGCTAATAAAAACGCTAATAGCAGAGGTCTTTGTTCACATGCTTGCCAAGGCAAATTATTAAAAGAAAAATATAGAAACGGATCATTAGTATATCCTGAAATAAAACACACAGAAGAGACAAAGAAAAAAATATCTCTTTCCATGATGGGTAATAAAAATGCAAACCATAGAGTAGATAGACAATCTTTTTATAAAGACGTAAGATTTGATTCTTCTTGGGAAGTAGCAGTAGCAAAATGGTTAGATAAGAATAATATAGTATGGGAATATGGAAAACAACAATTCAAATTATCCGATGGTAGAACATATACTCCTGATTTTTGTATAATAGAAAATAATACTATTAAAAAATTTATAGAAGTTAAGGGTTATTTTAGACAGAATAATAAAATAAAATTTAATATGTTTGTTAAGGAATATCCTTATATCAATATAGAAATATGGGATAAAAACATATTAAAAGATATGAATTTAATAAGTGCTTCCGGTTATTGTGTGGAATAAATATTTAACATGTTTCGTTGGCTGAGTGGCTTAAGCGATCACCTCATAAGTGATAATAGAAAGGTTCAAATCCTTTACGAAACACCATTTTATTTGATTCTAGTATAACGGTATTACAATTGCGTATATGTTGCAGTGGATTCCCTGTTCGAGCCAAGGGAGAATCATTCAGAGAGTTGACAGAGAGGTAATGTGTCCACTTGGAAAGCGGAAGCCAGCCCCTAAAAAGGCTGCATTGGTTCAATTCCAATACTCTCTGCCAAATTTTATTAAACCAAAATTATAATTTGTTTATGGGTATTCACAAAAGAAAAATAAAAAAAGGTAAATGGGGGGAAATTTCTAAAATTACCGAAGAATATGAAGAATTGATGGATGGTGTTGAACAAGATAATCCAGTGCTAATTCTTTGTGAATTATGTGATTTGATAGGAGCAATAGAAGCATATTCAGAAACAAAACACAAAATTTCCTTGAAAAATCTTTTGAAAATGAAAGAAAGCTCCAAAGGAGCTTTTGTTGATGGGACTAGAATCAAAAATATTTCAGAATAAATATAGTTGTCTCTTTAGTATAACTGGATAGTATTTCACATTACGAACGTGAAGATGAGGGTTCAAGTCCTTCAAGAGACGCCAATGAAAACATTAAAAGATCGTTTCTCTTATTTGTTGCCAGCATTTCCTAATGATAGAGTGATAGAAAATGAAGAAGAGTTTATAGGAAATGTATTAAACTCTTATATAAAACAAGCAACATTTTTGAAAAAACAAATAAGAAATTTACTAAATACACACGGTTTATACAAAGCTGGTATGACCGATCAAGATATGGCGGAAATCTTATGCTCTTTTATCCCAATGGCAGAGGAGACAGACTCAAAATCTGTATAGTGTGGGTTCGAGTCCCACAAAGAGCACCAATAATTAATGAAAACACAAAATATAGAATGTAAAGGAAAAGTAACAAAACTTTTTTGTAATGCCATGTACAACGTTAAGCTAGATAATGTTGATAAAGAAGCAATCTGTTATGTTAGTGGAAAAATGAGTAAAAATTTTATTAAACCTGATGTGGGTGATGCTGTTTTAGTGGAATTTTCCCCAACAGATTTATCAAAAGGTAGAATAATAAAAAGATTTTAGTTGATCAATACAGGAAAAGTGTTATATTAGAAGTCTTATGGAACAAGTAATACAAAAAACAAAAAATAATAATATCTCTGAAAGCTTTAAACAAAAATGGGTAAAGGCTTTGAGAAGTGGTAAATACAAGCAAGGTAATGGGTCCATGTATGATACTTTATCAAAATCATATGATCCTATTGGTGTAGCACACAGAATTGTTGGAGTGAAAAATACAAAAATTGCTAATAAAGCAGTTCCAACAAAACAACATCGTTTTGTTCCTTCCATTCTTGCAAGTGATACTAATCTGGTTGAAAAATTGATTGATTTTAATGATAGAGGCATGAGTTTCAAATGGATTGCCTCTTATATAGAAAAACATCTATAAACTAAATTAGTAAAAGTAATATTAAAATTATCCCGTTTTGGAGAAAAGTCCAAAACGGGATAAATATTTTTATGAATTACAAACAATTTTATCTTATAAAAGAAAGAGCATTTTTTACAAATTTATTTAAATTAACAACTCTTGTTTTACAAGAATTGAAAAATGAAATTGAAAAAACAGGATCAGTAAAACCGGGAAAAACCTATACTGTAAAATTAGGGGATGACTATGATTTGGATATAAAATTTTATAAAGGATATAGTAAACCAGCGTTAGAGTATATAAAAAATTATGGTGTGGAAAAAAATTTCAACGCCCTTTACTTTGATAAAACACAAGACCAAAATGGAAGAATAGAGGTTTATATCAATACATCAAAAAAAGAAAATAATTACTACAAAGAAAGAAAATTTGAAGATTTTGTTAATAAAAGTCTTCCAAAATATATAAAAAATATTATTTCACATGAATTAACTCATGCATACGAGGATATAGTAAAAGATGTATTAAAATACAAACCAAAATATGATGTCAAGGATAAGAAACAATATTATAATGCTGATGAAGAGATGAATGCATACATTACCAGATATGTTTATGATGTTTTAAAAGATACCACTGATAGTTCACAAGCTTTTAAATTTTATATAAAACAGAAAAATCTAAAAAGTGCTAGCAGAGAAATATTCAATTTTATCAAGGATACTCCTTTTATAAAAAATTTAACAAGAGAAAACAAAATCAGTGTTATTAAAATAATATATACCACAGTAGCAGAGTTAGCAGAAAAAGGTATTGACTAAACATAGCAAGGAGTTATGTTCAAACATGAACATCATTCCAAGTCTATTAAATAAAATCAAACAGCAAGGAGCAACAGTTGCACTCTCATCAGGTGTTGATAGTGTTTCTTGTGTGCATTTCTTGGCTACTAAATTTCCCAAAATTTCTTTGAAATGTTTTCATTTTAATCACCAACTAAGACCACAGAATGATGTTATGATGAAAAAAGCACAAGAGTTGTGCAAACATTTAAATTTGCCTTTTTTGGTAAAAAATAGACAAGAACACGAAAATGATTTTTCAGAGAATGGTTTAAGAACAATCAGATACAAAGCTATGAGCGGCTTGGGAAATGTTATCACATGTCATCATTTGGATGATGCTGTTGAAAACTATTTATTTAATTGCTTTAATGGAGTGTCAGAATACTTGCCCATTCCTTTGGAGACAGAATATATTGATTTTGGTTTGAATGTTATTAGACCATTCATCTTGAATGAAAAAAATGAATTGCAGGAGTATGCACAAAAACACAACTTGATGCAGTTTGTAGAGCAAGACCAGACAAACAGTGATCAAAAATACAGAAGAAATTGGTTGAGACTTAGTGTTGTTCCTCTTGTACAACAAAATTACAATCTAAAAACAATTGTATCCAAGAAATACAAAGAAAAGATTAATAAAAAACCCGCTTAAAAAGCGGGTTTTTCTTTTTATAATCTTGGGATATTCACGGGAGGACATTCTCCAGTGCTTTGTTGTATCTTACTCTCGTAAGTGGCAAACACACCATCCACAATACCGTTGTTAACGTTTGTAGAGTCCACAAGACCAGTATCGTAACCTCCTGCTGGTCTCCAGTATTGGTAGTGGAAAGCTGCTGTAAAGGTGGTTCCTTCTGAATTTTCTTGGTTATAGTCTATTTGACTTACGTTTTGAATATAAACACCATGTAAACGATATACTCTTATAATTTCACATTTAGGAGATAATACAGCAATATCAATTGTTGTATTATCACATGGCAAGTTAAAGCGACCACAGCTAGTTTCATCATTAGCAGTCTCAAAGCTCCATCTTTCCAAGGCATTTCTTGCAAGATAGTCTCCCGCTGTTCTAAAGGTGATTTGCCAAGGATTAGGGCTATCATATGCTACTTGACCGGGAAGTTTGAATTGAAACCCTTGGAAAGGCACATCAATGTTTTGAATGCTTCTGCCGGGAACAACATAACTGGTAGCATATAATCTTCCTTCTTGTGTTATTAATTCTCTCTGTACATAATCAGGAACATTATTCATTCCTAATATTCTTAATTGAAAAGAACGAGAGAAATCATGTTGTTTGAATGTATCGTAAGCTTTTTTAATACTACCTAGTGCCATATAATAGATATTTATCATGTAAAGCACTTTTTCTATAAAAAAAAGAGAGGGGATTCCCTCTCTTTTTTATTTTATTTAATTTCTATCAATTTTTTATTCTTTTCTTTGTGTTTGCCTTTGATGGTTATCACCAGCATACCATCCTCAAAAGTGGACTGTATGCTATCAGAATCCAGACTAGAATGTAGATTCCACTTAAAGAACAAGTCTCTATTGCTTATTCCTTTATGCATATATTTTCCTGTTGAGTCTTTTTCCTCTTTTTTAGAGACTTTTAAGGAAAGAATGTTATCTTCTACCTCCAAAGAGATGTTATCTTTTTTATACCCTGCAAGAGGAATTTCTATAACAACACGATCTTCATAAGCATCTATGTTATAAGGGTAGGTGGTTTTTGTGTTAAAGACATTAAAAATGTCTTGAAAGAACGGTTCATCAAAAAGAGAACCCCAGCGATTATTTAGTATATTGCTCATATTTTATTTTTTATATCAATATTTTAAAACCAGTAAAGCATTCTAAAATATTAAAAACTTTTATTATTTACTCAGAAATTCATAAGAAATATCTTCTATTTCAAAATCATCCGTTTTATTGTTTAGAGAATATTTGAATGGTATTCCTTTTGTTTGTTTTACACAAGTCATAATATCTCCTCCAACACTATTCACATAATTTATGATTCCTCTGTAGTCTAAATCATTTTCATCCACATATTTACCAGATAATTCACAACCATTATTAATAAATTTCAATGCATTGCACAACGCAAACCAATTACAAAATGTTTGTAAATTCATTTTTTTGCAATTTGGTTTATCTAATGATGATTCTATTATTTTTAGATTCATATACATTTAATACAACATCTCCAACAAAAGGCACGCTTTTGATGGTCATTCCTATTGGATTTTTATCCACTATTATAAACTCAAAGTTGGGTTCTTTTATATTACACTCTTTTAAAAAAGATAATGTCATATTTTGAAGTGCTGTTGCATCTTCTAAAGAATGACTACTTGTTTTATAAATTTCAAAAGTTGTTTTGAGATTTTTTAATAAAGTCTTAAATTGATTACCATAGATTGTCCAAAATTTGAATGGGTTGTTTTTCATTTGCATCTCACATGGTTTGCAAAAAAACTCATCCTTTATTTTTTCTTCACTACCATGTAAATCATAAAGAGCCTGATATTGATCAGGATTTAAAATTTTTTCATTTTCGCAGTAAATACAAACTAAATCTCTGTTGGTTCTTGGCAAGATTTGGTTTTCGATTGGTTTATCTTTGGTTTTTGTTTTTTTGTCAGATTTTTTTGGTAAATCTGGCAAGTTTATGTTGTTGGTGTCTTCCATTTTAGTAATTCTCATATTCTAACATACTCTCTATAATACCTAGAGATAATGCTAACAAATATTTGTTTTCAACATTACTATATTTTAGAGTTTTTGCAACAGAATTTTGAAAATTTTCAGCATTTTCTTGAATTTCTTGTATGCTTTCAGGTGAAATTTCTGGAAAATTTTTCTTTAAACTAAAAATAAATGCATCATTGAATTTTTCTAAAAAAGCTACACTGTCAAAAACATTAGTATTTGTTCTAAATGAAATTGAAGAATTACCATAAAATCTATATAGCTCATAATCTGTAATATCTTTACAAAACTGTTTTATGTCATTTTGTAGGATGGATTTGCTTTCATATATTTTTGAAGGAGATACCTCCTGTTGATCAGGAGGTTCATACATAACATTCAAAGGATTGTAATCAAAATCAGGTTTAAGAAAACTCATAATTATGCTTGATTTATAGGTTCTGTTATTGCAGCAGCCATAAAGTTTACATGCAAACCATTATATTTTTTACAATTCTCACATTTAAATTCTGTGTAATTCAAATCTGTTTCCACTTCTACTACATTACCACAATGAGCACAATTTAATGGGACTATATATTTTTTATAAGGTTTATTAGTATATTCTTCTACTGATTTGAGTAATTTAGAAGACTCATAATATTTATCATACCACAAAGAACCTAGTATCTGTGTTCCTGATAACATCCAAAATACTGGCCAAAAGCTCCAATTCCACAAAAAACACAGACCTCCAGCAATACTAGCACTTATAAATGTTGTTATCAACAGAGAGACTGTTATTATTAATATTTTTTTACTTGTTTTCATTTTTAGGTTTTTCTATTATTTTAGTAATTCCTCTTTTTAAGTATGTTCCACATCTGCTGCATCTCCATTGACATTCCATGACTAAAGAGCCATCATTTTGTCTTATAGGAGATTCTCTGCCATATGACACAGCATTGCATACTCTGCATGATATAGGTGTATTTTGTAATAAATTCATAGTTTATATACTTATAGAGATATAAAAGAAAGTAAATCTTTTTCATCTTTACTTGTATTAAATATCATACTCCATTCACTAAAACCATTTAAAAATTTAATAAAATGGTATTCTTTGAATAGATTTTTTAGACATTCAATATCAAATTTTACATTACAATTTTCATCTTGTTGTTTGAAATTAGAATATTCATCAGGCTCTGCTTGTTCTATATAAGACAAGTCTATTACTTTTAGATTTCTTTCAATTATTTCAATTTGGTCTTTTGATAATTCTGCTTTAGAAAAATCCACAGCAGAATCTACAAGTATTTTTTCAGCAAGAATTTTAGCTCTGACAGGTCCGAATTTATACAATCCATCAATATTATCACTAACATCTCCTTTTATACTTTTATATAAAACGAAATGTTTTTGCTCTACTCCATTTATTTCTTGAAAATTATCACTACAAACAATTCTTTCTTTGTCTGGTAGATATACATCCACAGATTGTCTTATTAGTTGTAATAAATCTCTATCATTAGAAATTATCAAAGAATTGTTGTAAGTGATGCTTAAATAACGAATAACATCATCAGCTTCTGTATTTTTTGGATAAATTGTTTTGATTCCCAAACAATCAATAAATTTTTGTATATGTTGAATGTTATTGAGTAATTCTTCTGTTTTTTCGTTTTCTACTCTTTGTTCTTTGTATGCCAGCAGGTCTTTTCTGAAATTTTTTCTTTCTGGATTTAGTTTTTTATCCCAAGTTAGAAAAATATTTTTGGGTTTGAATTTTATACATACAGATTTAATCATGTATAAAAATTGCTCTACTGGAGCAACATTTATATTATTAACGAATTTACAGGGTCTTTTTACATAAAAAGCCCTGTAAAGAAGGTTGTTGCCATCAATTATAATATTGTCGTAAGTGTTTGACATGATTAACCTTAATCTTTGATGGTTAGTTTGTCAACTTGTTAGACATCATATTATTTAAAGTTATAACTGGTTGTATAAGCCAGCCAACAACCATCAAAAATACTATAGTGCCAAATCCCACCGGACCTCCTAGACACCATCCTGCCACAAGCAACATCAATTCAAAAATTCCTTTAAACAACCAAAAAGGTTTGTTTGTTTTTTCTTGCAAGCTAAGAGACAACAAATCCATAGCTCTTATTCCAAAACCACTCATTATGATTAGAGCACTACCTTCTACACACAACAAGGTTCCAGAAAATAACAATAAATAAGAATTGAAAATTTCTTTGCAATCATTCAAATAATATCTAAAAAAATCTATAGCATAACCACATATGAAAAATGTTAAAAACGTGGATATTGGAGGAAATTTCCATTTATTAATCATGCTATAAAAAAACAAACAAGCTGCTGCAAAAAGAGATTGGATTGTTCCTATTTTTAAATCAGCATAATTTTGTATTCCTAGACAAAAAACATCCAAAGGGTCTGTTCCCTGATTGGAAAATATAAATGATGTTGCTCCCAAGGAAAACAACAAACAACCTATAAAGTATTTTATCATATTATTATTATTATTATTATTGTTATTATTGTTATTGTTTATATTGATCATATATTTTCTTAAATTCTTTCCACACATTTTTTGGCAATGACTCCACATACTCTATGTATTCATAAGCTAGTAAACTTTCAAATGTTTTTCTATCAAAAGAAAATTTTTCTGTTTTACCTATTCCTATTTTAACACCATTCACTTTTTGTTCATTTTCTTCAAATATTATTAAACCAAGACCTTTTTCTAATCCTTTTAAATATGCATAAAATGCATATTTTTTCACACATATTGATTTTTTGTTTGACGTTTGCATATAATAGTTTATACTATAGTATTGATTCTTTCAATAAATAAATAAATCTTAATGCATGTAGTGGTGGCTGGTGAAACCCTTGGTCTGCAAAACCAAAGTAGTAGAATTCGATTTTCTATACATGCTCAATTAATATGTTAAACACAATATCAACAAACAGGGTAAATGTAACAGTAGCAAATCATGTATTCAGCATTCCAGCAGATAAATTAAATCAAGTTATTACTTTATTACAAAGTTTACAAAGCATTCACGTTTCTGATAATTCTAATCCTTTTATTGAATATAAAGGCAAAACACTAATAAATGGATAATGATTCTTTTTATAATATTTCTATCATTTTTATCAACTGTATGGGGTATAAAAAATAAATTAAATAATGAGTTTTAAATTAAACATTTTTTATTTATATAAATATCACTAGTCTATGAACAGAAGAGACATCATAAAAAAAAGTTTTGCAGGTTTAAGTATTCCGATTCTAGCAAAATCTGAAATACAACAAAAGGAACAACCCAAAGCATCAAGTATTATTCAGATATTTTTACCGGGAGGAGTGGCCCACCAAGATACTTGGGATTATAAGATTAATGGCAGTGGCGAATATCGTGGTCCTTTTTCTGGAATAAAAACAAAAATTGATGATGTGTTTTTTGGAGAAATTTTAAACCAAACAGCACAGATTAGTGATAAATTAACAGTTATTAGAAGCATGACTCATGGTGAAGCTGCACATGAGAGAGGAGTTCACAACATGCTTACTGGTTACAGACCAAGCCCAGCAATAAAATATCCCTCTATAGGCAGCATAGTAAGTCATGAATTAGGAGACAGAAACAACCTTCCTTCTTATATATTAGTGCCAAATCAATTTGCACCAGAAAATGGTAGTGGTTATTTATCAACTAAATATGGCCCTTTCTCTTTGGGTGGCAGTCCAGAGGACTCTGATTTTAAAGTAAAAGATTTACAGAGTCCAAAGGATATAGATGCAAATAGATTTGATAGAAGAAAAAATATTCTTCAAACAGTTGATGATCATTTTAGCACTTCACAAAATAGTGATCATTTAAAAGCAATGCAGTCTTTTTATGACAGTGCTTATCAACTTATGTCCAATAAAAATGCTGTGGAAGCTTTTGATTTGAGCAAAGAAAAGGAAGAAACAAAAGAAAAGTATGGTAAAAATTCTGCTGGAATGAGACTGTTGATGGCTCGTCGTTTGGTGGAAGCGGGAGTAAGAATGGTAACAGTGAATTATGGTGGTTGGGATCATCACAGCAATTTAAAAAATGCCATGATGTCTCAAGCACCTTTTTTTGACAAAGCATTTTCTTGTCTTATAAATGATTTGGAACAAAGGGGATTACTACAAACAACTCTGGTTGTGGTTACTAGTGAATTTGGTAGAACACCAAAAATAAATGGCACCAACGGCAGAGATCATTGGCCCAGAGTTTTTAGCACAGTTTTAGCAGGAGGAGGAATCAAAAAAGGTTTCTCTTATGGCACTAGTGATGCACTAGCAAGTGAGCCTGACAACAATCCAGTGTCTCCAGAAGATTTAACAGCAACAATCTATAGTTTATTGGGTATAGACTTTGAAAAAAGATTAATGACCAGCGATTTAAGACCTATAGATATTGTGAGAGAAGGCAGTATTATAAAAGATATTATAGCTTAAGAGATTTTATCAGTTATAATTATTTCTCCAGTTGAAGGGCCAATCATAAAAATCTTCAAAATTCATATATCTATTATATGAACTTGACAAAACCTCTTACTAGTATAACTTTCGATATGACTATCAACCAAGTTTGGACAGAAAAATACAGACCACAAAATATAACAGATTTACTCTTGAATGATCAAGAGAAAACATACTTTGAAGGATTAACCGATATTCCTAATAACCTTCTTTTTATAGGTCATCCGGGAGTTGGCAAAAGCACTCTTGCAAAGATTTTAGCTAAAAAGTTTAGTCCTAATTCATACTTGTATATTAATGCAAGTGAACAAGGCAGCATTGATACTGTTAGAAATCTCATAAATGATTTTATCAGTGTATCTTCTTTTGATGGTAATGGAAAAACCATTATTCTTGATGAGGCTGATGGAGTGAGCATGGCAGCACAACAAGCTCTTCGCAGCATCATGGAAGAATATCTAGACCATGTTAAGTTTATTCTTACAGCAAATTATAAAAATAAACTTATAGAAGCATTAAGAAGCAGATGCCAAGAGTTTTCACTCTCTTGTAGTGAAAAACATGTGTTGCAAAGAATAGTATATATTCTAAAAAATGAACAAATAACAGTTCAAAAAGAAGATCTGGGAGATATTAAATCAATTGTAAAAAATTATTTTCCAGATGTTAGAAAAACCATCAACGAATTACAAAGATGTTGTTCTGGTGCAATTTTTGTTAAACCTAAAATTGAATCTGGCGTTTTTGCCAAGAGAATCAAAAATATGCTCAAACAAAAGCAGGATGTATTTGAGATAAGACAGGTTGTGGTGGATTCTTCACAAGAATTTAACAACGATTTTCATTCTCTTATGAAAGATATGTTTCATCTATACGTCAGAGACAAAGAGGTGGTTTGCAGCATTTTAATTAGTGAATATATGTATAGACATTCTTTTGTTTTGGACCCGGAAATCAATTTTTGCTCTCTTTTATTTAATTTGTCACAAAAAATTAAATAAAACGAAAGGCTGAAATTTTTGGTAAGTATATAATCTGTATGAAAAAAATATTAATACTACTAACAGTCTTTTTTCTTCCAGCACTATCTTTTGCAAGCAATGGATTGGACCTTGTGTTAAAGGAATTCTATTCTAAAAATTCTGTAAAAGGAGATTCTTCTTTAGTTGATGATTATACTTGGATTAGAAGAGTTTACATTGATTTGGCTGGCAGAATACCAAAAATACAAGAAATTGATGATTTTTTAAAAAATAAAAATTCTGATAAAAAACAGAAATTAGTTGATAAAATTCTATCATCAGAGGATTACGTTAATAATTATTATAATTTTTGGGCAGATTTGTTTAGAATAAGACCAGAAAGACTTAGTGATGATGTGGGTCTGTTAAAGAGTTATCCATACATGGGTTACCTCAAAAAATTCATCAGACAAGACCAAAGCTACAAAGATTTTGTGTTTTCTCTTTTAACAGCAAAAGGCAGATACACTGATAATGCAGCAACAGGTTATATGCTAAGAGATAATGGTATGCCTCTTGATAACCTTGCCACAAGTCTTCAGATATTTATAGGTAAGGACATAGCATGTGCTCAGTGTCATGATGATCCATTCCAAGACTACACTCAAAAACAATTCTATCAAATGGCTAGTTTTTTCAATGGTTTGGATAATAGAGAGAGAAGAAAAGATTATGGAGATGTTATAAAAAAAATAGATGAGCAAATAAAAGACATCACAAAAAAAGATAGAATAGATAATAATGTTAGACAATTGTTATCTTCTAATCTTTTTAATTTAAAAGATGATGACTCCAAGCAACTCAAATTACCTCATGACTATAAATATTCTGATTCAAACCCCTTTGATGTGGTGGAACCAGTGTCATTAGATGGCAATGTAAAAAACATAAAACAAGATAAAAGAATATCTGCATCAGAATGGATTGTTAATCATTCTGATTTTTCTCATACAATATCTAATAGACTGTGGCAGAATATTGTTGGAAAAGGACTTGTACAAACAGAAACTAATTTTTCAATAGATGAAAATAACAAAGGAAAAATTTTACAATTTATAGGAGACTATTTTGTAAAAAATAATTACAGCATAAAATCTGTATTAAGATTAATAACAACAAGCGATTTTTACAGCAGAAAAGCATATAATAAAAACGTAGAAGAATTTGAACAACAGTCTGTGTTGGTAAAAAGAATGAGCAGTTACCAGATATGGGACAGCCTTTTAACACTTGTGATACCAGATGTAAATTATACAAGACTATCATTTGATGAATATTCCAACTTGATAGAAATAGATTGGAATGTTGTGAATGGGCAAATGTTATTAGACAGAATGAAACAAATAACAGAATATGATAGATCATTAAATTCAAATTTCTTAAAATATAAAAATATAGATTTAGTCAGATCAAGTTTTGTGTTGAATAAAAACTCTTTTGTTGGTCAATTTTTAAAAGAATATGGTAGCAGCGACAGAATATTGATAGATTCTAGTAATGATAAAGGCAGTATAACACAAGTGTTAACCATCATGAATTCTCCCATAATGGAGATTCTATTAAATAAAAAAAGTCAGATATTCGTTGATGCATCCAAGAACAAAGATAATATAATATTAAGCATATTATCAAGACCTGCCAGCATACAAGAAAACGGAATTTTACAAAAAGCAGAAACAAATGATGTTGTGTGGGCTTTGATAAATTCTAGAGAATTTATATTCAGAAAATAATATGGAGGAATTACTATATCTTAAAATAGAAGAAGAAACTAAAAAATTAAATGTTTTTAAACATTTGATAGAAACCAAAAAAATAATACAATGTTCTTTGGATAAAAATAAAAAAAATTATGAAAAAAAATCTAAACCTTAAATGTTCTGTTGCAAGAAGAGAATTTATTGAAAAATTAGCATACACCACTTTTGGTGTAAGTGTGTTACATACTCCAGTTTTTGCAGACAACAACAAAATTGGAAAGGCCAAACATGTTATATACATTTATAATAATGGTGGTATGAGTCATCTTGATTCTTTTGATCCAAAAGGAGAAAAAGTGATGGGAGGAGCAAAAAGTGTGAGAACCAAAGGTGATTTTGATGTATCCGAATATTTTACGGAATTAGCCAAACATGGCGACAAATTCTCTTTGATAAGAAGCATGACTAGTAAAACTGGAGCACACTCACAAGGTCAATATCTTATGAGAACCAGCTATCCTAAAAACAGCCTTATAGTTCATCCAGCAATGGGAGCAATAAGCAGTTATTTGCTTGGTAAACAACACCAGAGTATTCCTGATAATATTCTAATAAGTGGAGATAATGATCATCCAAGAGAAGGATATTTGGATAAAAAATTCTCCCCACTTCCAATCATTAATCCCAATGAAGGTTTAAGATTTAGTAAAACAAGCATATCACAATCAAGTTTAAACAATCGTCTAAGCATCATGGATTCTTTGGATAGAAATTTCAGACAGAATTTTGGAGTGCAAGATGTAAAAGCATACAACACATTATATGATGAAACTCTTAAATTGTTAAAAAGCGAAGATTTAGATGTGTTTGATTTGAATAAAGAAACAGCAGAAACTAGAGATTTTTATGGACGCTCTAATTTTGGTCAAGGATGTCTTCTTGCTAAAAGATTAATTAGTAAAGGTGTAAGATATGTGGAAATAGGTGATGGTGGTTGGGACATGCACAACGACATATCAACCAACATGCAGAGAAAAGCAGAATATTATGATAAAGCACTAGCCGCACTTTTTTCTGATTTAAGTGAGAGTGGATTGCTAAAAGAAACATTGATAGTGGTAGCTACAGAGTTTGGCAGAACAATTGACAGTGGAGACAGCAATGGCAACAAAGGCTTAAACAAGAATGAAGGGCGTGATCACCATCCTAGTGCATTTAGTTGCTTGATCGGAGGTCTTGATATTGGAGGCAAGGTTATTGGAAAAACTGATGAGTTTGGACAAAAAGTAGTGGATCGCCCTGTTCAAATAGGAGAGTTGAATGCTACTATAGGTCATTTCTTAGGAATAAAAAGTGATGATGTCTGGATGAGTCCTAATAATAGACCATTCACTATAGGAAATAAAGCAGAGCCTATAAAAGAATTAATAGGATAAAAAAGAAAACCCGGTCAATTGACCGGGTTTTTTATATCTGGTAATTCAAAAGGAAACTCTTTTCCTTCTTTTTTAGGATCAACCACAGCGAACCCTTTTATTATTTTTGGATTAAAAATTAAAAGCCAAAATTCATTACCGCTTTGACTTATAAATTCTGCATCAGCCCCTTTGCTAACCAAGAAGTTTGACACTTGTTTGCCCAAAATTCCGGGAGCAGCATCATTATTGATTATTATGTTATTTAAAATGGAAAGCCCTATTTCTTGTTTACCGATTTTTTCGGAATAATGTTGTAACTGATCAATCAATTGCTGTTTTTTTCTTAATCCGTTTAGATTTTTTATAAAATCAACAGCTTCATTCACATCTATCTTAACTTGCCTGATGTCCCTATAATTTTTGTCTATTTCTAATAAATGGACAACTCTGCTTCCTTTGGCATATGATCTAGCAGTGTTTAAAAAGTTTGTTGTGTAAATTCCGGTCCCGTAATTTTTTCTGTTCTTTTTTGATGCTATCAAATCAGTTGGTGTATAATACCATTTTTTACCACCATGATATACTTGGAAAGAGTCCGAAATACTCTCATAATAAAATTGTTTAAACTTCATATAATTATTTACATGGGTTTGAGCAAAGCTCTATCATCTTTAATATCAAAACCATATCCTTGCTGAACCAATGATGTGTAAACGGCCTGTGTTGCGCTAGTGATTTCTTTATCGCTTTTTACTGATATTCCTTTATCTAACCAAAATTTATAAAACTCCTTTGCTATTCCTCTGCCACGATAATCATCTTGTATATAAATTAAATTAATTGATATTTCTGAGGGAGATTTGGTCAATCTAACAAATCCTATTACATTATCATCATTATCAACTATAAAAAATTCATGAGCACCATAAGGTTGTATTTCTTCACGGTTTTTCAACATCAAATGAGCCTCTCCAACTATAATAGTTTCTACGAAATGTGCTCTGTTTTTATCAAAAGGAGGAATAACAACTTGATCATCTTCTAAATTTAAAGTATTTTGTTTTTCTAACTGATTTTGAAATTCAGAAAAAGACACTTTTGTAGAACCAGCATTGTTCTCATTTATTAGTTTATAAAACTCTTTGAAATTCATAATTTTTTTATGCTGCAACATCTTTATTCATGAGTTTGAGAAAAAATAATTAATTCTCCCAACACTTCGATCAAACCCACAATTTTTTGAAATTCTGTTTGTTTCATTTTGACGGTGCCGTCCACAGCATCATTCAATTGTTTAGTAAGTTGTTTTAATTGCTTTTTTGCTTGGTCTATATCAAATTTACCATTTGCCGCTTTTTTATAGTGAGGCAATTTTACTTTGAAGTGATGGTAAGTTAGCATGGCAGGACCACCTTTTTCATGTGCCGTATCAGCTATCTTTTTGGCACCAGAATTGCGTTTTTCTGCAAATTCTTGAAATGCGTCTTTTTGTGTTTCTTTTTTTTCGCTTTCAGAGAATAAACTTTCACCTAATTCTTTAGAATAGGTTTTTGAAAAATTTGAATAAAAATCATTGAATTTCATATTTTTATTTACTTGTTAACATGCGACTCTCGAAAAAGTCCTTGAATTTTGGCAATAATAATTGACTATTTTCTATATTATTGTCCAACCAATTAAACACTTTTCTCTCATCAAAATTTTTATATCCATTTGATAAATTTTCTTGTTTTATTAGATTTTTTAAAAATTCGTCATTTATTAGGTCTTTTTTGTAAGTTCCTATGTAAGAATCATCGTTTGTATATATCTGGGACATTATATCACTATAAGACTTTTTAAACACAAAGTCACTTATGTCAAAAGGAATTTTGTTTTGGACTACCGGAATAAATACATCATTAATAAATTTATCTAGAGATTTTTTTATCGAACTATGTTTGTTTTGTAATATTTTTAAATATTTTAATTCTTGAGTGTAGTTTGTTTGTTCATCATCAAAATCATATTCAAACTTTATATCAAAAGTTTTTGAACGTGTTTGATAATAAATTCTCATATTTCTGGAATATTCTTGAAGCACATTATTTTTTATAAAACTCCAAAACATGCTCATCAATAAAGCATCAGCATGTTTTTTTTCTTTAAAAAATAAATCCTTTTTAAACTTTTCTGGACTTTGTATAAGAAATTCATCAGTATATACACTTTTTAAAACTGAATTGTTTAAAAAATCATTTATATTTATATTTGTTCCAAAAACTTCACTATCTGATAATTTTATTTCAACATCAAGTGTTTTTTCTTGTGTTTTTATTTTATAAAAATCTTCAAAATCTTCTTGGACTTGTTGTGTAAAAGATGTTAGTTCAGTTTCTAAACAATCATCCAAAATTAGAATTTTTTCTAAATGATTTTTTAAAAATTCTTCATAATCAAATTTTTCATTCAAACCTTTGTAGTATTCACATTGTTTCTCAAAAGATTTTAACCCATATTCATCCATAGAAAAATTGTCATCAGAATCTTCAAAGTTACAATATATTCTTGTCCCATCTTGGTAATTATCCACGTTAATATCCGTGACATAAACATCAGTTACATAATTTGAAAAATATGTTTTAGCTTGTCTGTTTTCAAAAGACAAACAATCTACAGGAAGATCAGTATCTTTGGATTCTATATTTAAATAAAAACTATAACTAGCATAAACAGAATCACTTTCATCATCATAAGAATCATTCACTGTAATATCATAATGTTTAAAATCTGATTGATATTGTTCTAATATTTTTTCAAAATCTATTATAGAAATTGAAGAACTGTTGATTTTTTCTATGATTTCATCAGTATTTGGGTATGCATTTGGATTTTCTTCCAAATATCTTTTAAAATCACTGTCTTTAAAATCGTTTCTAGAGTCATATTCAGTTTTAAACTGAAAAACATTTTTACTGATTAAAATGTCCACTATATAAGGAAAATATTCCTCTTTTGGTTTGGAATTTCTTCTTCCTTTGCACTGATACCACACTCCTTCATCAGGGGAAATTGCTATGGTTATGAACGATTCTATAGAGTCTGATGCTTTGTTGTATTTTCTTAAAGAATACAGGGTATCACCTTTACTTGTGCTGGCGCAGTGCCCCATGGATGCTCTCTCACAAGAATCAGAAGTGCTTTCTATATCAACCCAATAAAAACCATCTGGATATTCTTTTAAAATTGTGTTGGTTTCTCTGTCATTATTAGTTATTTTTAAATTATCATGATAATCAATTGATTTTTGAACAGCAGTTTGCCAGTCATAATTATTTAATAAAACATTTTGTTCACCTCTTATCCAATCTATTATTCTTTGTATGTCCGTTTGAATGGTTGCTACAAATCTTAATTTGTCTTTTGATGCCTGATATGCTGGCATTTTATTAATTTTGTCAGCAAACCACAAAGAATACTTGTTGCTCATATTATGTAAATAATCTGCTACTTCTTGTGGTATTCCTAACTTTACTATTTTTTGTCTGTTGTCTTTTTCAAGTAAAATTGTGGTTATAAAATCATTAAATTTCATATATCTATTTATAAAGATAAATATAAATATGAACGACCCTCTTGCAACAATATACGAAAACAGCATGTTGAGAGGCATTGGAGCAGCCCTAGCATTAGGTGCTGCACCACTTGCTGCCAAAGACTCTGTACAAGACTATAAAAAAGCTGCATCTCAAATGGCAGAATACATCAAAACATTTGATTCACAAATACAATTAACCAGAGATTTTAATAAAAAAATGAGTCTGGAACGTCAAAAAAATACTGAAAAACAACGTTTAATGGATTTAATTAAAAAATTAAGAGATATGGGAGTATCAGACAAAGAAATAAGAAATTTAAATAAGTAATTGTATGTTTTTACAACCAAGCACAAGTTTTCAGTTTAATGATAAAAGACTCCTTTTTGCAGCAGAATTAGCAACAGGAGGTCATGGACAAGTTTATCTTAGTGGAGCAGGTACTTTCACTCCCACCAACAGTAGTTTTGTATTTTATCAAATACAGTTTTTAACAAATTCAGTGGTTAGTAATGCTGGATTCAGAACTGTTGCTAGTGATGGAACAACTAAAATTTACGAGATAAATGGTTCAACATACACCAACGTGGGATTTTCAAGCGGAGACACTTGGTTTGCTCCTATAACCAGTATAACTCTTGCAAGTGGAAGAGGAATCGCATATCAATATAGTCTGTTTAATCCGCAAAATCAATTCTGTAATTCAAGTTGCAGTTAATATATGCCCATAATTTTAAATCAACCAGTAGTAGTGCCAGCAACACAAGAAAAGGTGTTTGATGGTCTGTTTGTTACAAACCTCATGATAAATTGTGATAGTTCCTTTGGAACTGCCCATATAACATATTGTCCATACAATACAAGCACTGGAGAAATATTAAAAGAAAAAAAAGGAGATATTTTTATAAACAATTTTTGGGAGTGTGTTCAACAAGTGCCTCAAGCTGCAACAGCAATGAATGCTGTTTTATCAGCAATAGTTCCTATAAAAAATTGGAGCGACATTAATAAGTAATATTATGGCCAAAAAAGATGCATGTTATCATAAAGTGAAAGCAAGATACAAAGTATGGCCTAGTGCTTATGCATGCGTTCCAGAAAATACTTCAAAAGCATTAACTAAAGATGGATGGAAAACAGTACATGAATTAGAAGAAGGTGAAGAAATAATGACTTTTAATAGAAGTACTGATACCTTAGAGTTTAAACCAGTATTAAATATTCATAGATATAAAGATGCAGCTACAAAAGTTGTCAGAAGCGGCAATAACGGTTTTGTATTTGAGTGTACTGCTAATCATAAATGGGTTGTAAAATTACCAGAAACAAAAAGTGATAAGAAATTAAAATACGAAAGAGAAAATGATATAGCACTTATAGAAACAGAAGAATTATTAAATAATAAAAATAATAAATATTTAGTAGTTTCTGCTTCTTATAATGGCGGCACTCCTTTAAAAAAGGATATTATATTTAAGTATGGTGATAATTGGATTAAATATATTTTAGATATTACTTCTGAACAAAGACAAACATGGCTTTTTAGTGCTTTAGTTTATGATGGCAATCAACAAAAAATTGAAAGGTTAACAGAAAAACCTGATACTATAAGCGAATTAGATTGGTCTTACACTTCATCGTATAATAAACAAAGTTTTGGATTCAAACAAAAAGATATTATACATCGTGATGCTTTTTTATTATCTGCTTATTTAAATGGCGGTATAGTTACTTGGAAAAAATGCAAAAATAAAGAAATCTACAGTTGTTTTTATACTAGTAATAAAAGATATAAGAATTTAAGTAATTTTAAAGTTATTAAAGAAAATATAACAGATGTATGGTGTCCTGAAACTGAAAACGAAACATGGGTTATGATGCAAGAAACAGAAGGAAGAGGCATAATAACTATTACCGGAAATTCTGGGGCTTTGGTAAAATGCAGAAAAAAAGGAGCTAGTAATTGGGGAAAAGGTAAAAAGAAATGAATCAGTTTGACTCATTCGTTAATGCTGTTTTAAATGAAGAAAGTCTTCATGATTGGTTTAGCCATAAAAGCGGAGGAAAACCCGGATGGGTGGACTGCAAAACCAAAAAGCCTTGTGGCAGGCAAAAAGGAGAAAAACGCAAAAGCTATCCAGCATGTCGTCCAACACTAAGTCAGTGTACATCTGCCTCTAGAAAAAAGAAGAGCAGCAAAAGAATATCATGGAAATCTAAAAAGAAATAACGGTTTTAATTTCGTTTTCTTCTTTTATAATTTGGTCTTTCTTTATCATGATGATGCAAGATTGAGGCATAATGCCATCAAATAATTTTTTATAAATAAAAGGAAACAAAATTTCTCCCTCTTTTTCTTTATAAAAATAAATTTTTTTGTAGTTTTCAACATCTTCTGGACTCAATTGAGTGTATCCATCACAATTACTGGTTATGTTTTCTAGTTGATTCATTTTCTAATTTTATTATTTTTTCATCCAAAAAAATTGTTGTTCTATCATATAAAAAACAGCATGCACTACTTGCAAAGCAGAAAGGCAACACCATCTCTAAAGGAGTATAACACAGACCAACCAATAGTCCAATCCAAAAGCCAGTGCAAAGAGAACATTTAATTAATTTTTCAAAAAAAGAAAATTTGTTTAAAAATTGTCTTATTCCCAAAATGTTCATTATTTCTGCATGCACCACAGTAAAAGTGATGCCACAACAAGCTGTCAACAAAAGAAAAAGTTCTGCTAAATTCATAGCATTACTTAATTACTGTCTGAAAAGCTTTCCAAAGAAATTTTTTACCTTTTGAATAAATTTGACTGTTTTAAAAGATTGAGATGATGTGCCAAATATAGATTCAGGATTTAATATACCCCAACCATTTTGTTGATCTTTGCCTTTTTCTCCCACATCTAGTGCATTAGTATATAGTAATTTTTTAATTTCTTCTACTGTTAAAACTTTGTTTTGTTTTTTATAGAATGATATTAATAATGCTACAACACCACTAACAACTGGTGCTGCCATGCTTGTTCCGCTCATTACGCTGTAACTGCCATTAAGAAAAGTGCTTAATATTTTTTCTCCGGGAGCCATAATATCCAGAGTATCACCCCAACTAGAAAAAATTGATCTATCTTTTAGAATGCTGTCACTATAACTTCCAACAGCTATACACTCATCATATTGTGCAGGATACAACACATTATTTTGTCCATTGTTTCCAGCACTACAAATGACAGGAATGTTTCTAGATGTTAATTTTTTGATCACTTCATGTACTGCTGGCATTGGATTGGTGCCGCCTAAACTCATGTTTACCACATCAGCATTACATTGTAATGCATACTCAAGTCCTTTTAAAATGCTGTCATTGTTTGATCTACCATTCCTATCCAAAACTTTTGCAGTAACTATGGTAACTTCTGGTGCTATACCCACAATACCCTCTGCATTGTCTGTTGCTCCTATAGTTCCGCTAACATGAGTACCATGTCCAACATAAAGGTCAAATATATCTTCTCCGGGAATGAATGATTTACATTTGCTCAAATCTACATTTTTGTTTAAGTCTGGATGATTATAAGGACAGCCAGTATCTAATACTAATACCAACACTCCTTTACCTTTTGTTTTACTCCAAATTTTAGGAACGTTTAAATCTCTGACATTTTGCGGATATATCTGTGTGAGAGTTTGAATGTCTCCTACATCATGTATCTGGTAATCTGGTAAAAGCTTTTCATTAGACATGAAAATATTTATCAAAAAACGTCAATTATCTTGAGCCAGAACTACCAAAACCTTTTTCTCCACGATCAGTTTTTTCTAGACTGTCAACTTCCTTTATTTCAAAATTGGTGGTTTGAATAGGAACTAGTTGAGCAATCTTGTCTCCTTTGTTGATATAGACTTCTCCTTTGGCATGAAATAAAACTACTGATAATTCTCCTATATATGCTTCATCAATAACTCCTCCTCTTACAGAGAAACCTTTTGCAGCCATGCTGCTGCGATCTTTTAAAAATCCTCCCCAACCTTGTGGAAATCCCATACAAATTCCGGTTTTAATTTTTACAGTATCTCCGGGCCAAAATTTCACAGTTTCATCAGAGTAAAGGTCATATCCTAAATCTGTTGAATGTGCTTTTGTGGGTAATTTTGCTGTTTCTGTTAGTTTTTTTATTCTTAGTTGCATAATCTTTTTTTATTTTGTATTGTTTTCATACACCATCATAACTGTTTTTGCAAAACCGCATATATCTGTTAGATTATCTCTTTTATGAAGATGTAATTCTCTACAAATTTTAACCCAAATCATCATGAGACCAACTTTTTCTGGTGTGATGCCATCTTTTGTAATGACGTTCCATCCATCTGCAATATCAGAAAAATTATTTTTTGGATGCCCGTACGTTTTTTGACGATCATGTGAAACTAAACGATCTGCTTCTTGACACACTGTTTCTGCTTTATTTAAATCCACAAAACTCTGGGAATAACAATTAATGCCCATAGCATCAGCACAGTGTTTTTCCAAGTTTGCTCCCTTGCTTTTTTCCCAACCATCCAAAAACACTACAAAATCAGCTTGTGACACAAGTTTAAGACTCTCTCTAATGTAATAAGAATATTGTTTGCTTGTATCTCCATTTGCAATTTTGGCAGGATTTAATATATTGCTGTATCCCATTTTTCTTAAAATACTTTCCATCTCATGAAATGCTGGATAGTTGTGCTGTGGTAGTCCACTCATTGGACCAGCAATATAAACAGAACAAACTTTATTGTGTTCTTGATGTATTTCAAAACTCATATTATTTCCAATGTCTTTCTACGTTTCTGTTTTTGATTGTTTTGTGATGTTCTCTTTTATAAATTTCTTTCTTACATGAATCATCCCATATTTTTTCAAAACAAGTATTTTTTGAATTAAAGTTATTCATATTATTTTTGTAAGAATGAACGGCCAACATAATCTTTCTTTTTCTTTGTTTTTCATTATGTTTTAATACTTGTTTTAAAATCTTTTTCTCTTTCCATTTAATATAAAAATTTTCTGAAAAAACACGATTAAACCAAATATAACTTTTAATACATAATTCATGAAAGATATTTGAAAGCGGTTCTTTTGAAAAACAAGTTAAAAAATTTTCTAAACTTGGATTGTATTCTGTGATTTCTTGAATTTGTTCTTGAATTTGTTCTTG